CTTGACCAACACCATCACCCAATAATTGATCGTCTGTAATTACTGTGCCTACAGGGTCTACCTCTGTACCAGCAACTAGAGCAGGATCAAGAGCACGTTTAGTTGTTAAGTCTGTTATAGGACTACTACCTATATTACTATCTACTAAAGTTCCTTCATTAGCTTTAATAACACCGCCCTTTAACATCTGTATAGCCTGATGTTTGTACATGTCCATCTGTTTCATCCTGTCAGGATTTTGGTTTAAATAGTCATTAAAACCCTGAAGATCACCTTGATAGCCCATTGTACCTGCAATTTTTTGCATGGCCTGTGGTTTAAATCCTTTGAATTGTATCATTATCTAGTCCCTAAATATACAAAGCCAACCAAACATACAGTGCAAATAATAAATACAGCTATACCTGCTGACCATTCTATTATAGACTGTTTAATTTCTATTTGTCTGTGCTCGTGTTCTTTCTTTTGTTTTCTTAACTTGGCTTCTATCTCAAGTATCTCTTGCCACTTAGACGGGCCGTACATAACCGATATGTAATCTTTTAATTCCTTACGCATGGCTTCGGCTTTTTGTTTAGCTTGCCATATCTCCATTGCCTGTGCTTCAACACCACTGCCTAGAGCCTTATACCAAGGTGGCTTTTGGGTTTGTCTATCTGCAAAGTCTAGGTCTGCTACTGCTCCTGCCCACTGAGACAGTTGACCACCCATGTCTTGCAAATCACGACCAACCTGTATACCCTTTTTTATTGCGTTGAAGGCTGCAGTAGCACCAGCTATAGCTGTTACTGGATCAATCATAACTACCCCCTCATTGATTGTATTAGTTTTCAGTGTCCCTGTTTGCCGTCTTTTCCACTGAGTGACGTATAGCTTTTATGTTTTCATCCATACGTCCGAGGGTTACGGCTTGGCTTTGCACCACCTTTTCTATAGCCTCTATCCTTGTTTCGTGCCGTATAAGCTCACGTTGATTATTTTTTATATTATTGTCAAGACTAGACACATACCACACAAGTGCTACGGTTTGAGCTACAATAGCCAATATAAAAGAAATAGGTACAGATTTACTTAGATGCCAACTATTGGTATTCATTGTTTATTCCTTTAAAGTGTTAATTTACTACCCTTGTTGTTGAACTTGTGTAGGCAGGGCTGTTACTGTCCCATGACAAGCTGACACGACCACCAGAGCCGTTACCACCATTTCTGTTTGGGTTAGATACTCCATTTCCCCCAGAACCAATAGTCATTGTTAGGGTAGTACCGTAGACTAGAGTAAAACTACCTGTGTTCCGTGTTCCCGCATATCCTCCTTGACCTGCAGCACCACCTGAGTAATTGCCGCCACCGCCGCCGCCACCTGCGCCAGAGCCAGAACCATCACCACCGGGATTATCTTCTGCCCCTGCTGCACCACCTGTACCGTGTGCTGAAGATTGTCCTGCAGTAGGGGCATCCCAACTAAAAGCACCGTTATGACCCCCACTACCGCCAGTAGATGTAATTGTAGTAAATCCAGAGCCAGACAACGAAGCATCTCCCCCACTTGGTGCTGTCCCATTACCACCTGAAGGACTAGCACCTCGTGAATGGTATCCAGCACCACCCCCACCACCTGCGCCAAGCACATCATAGGTAACAGTGGCAGTCTTCGACCTACCCCTCAAATTATCCGCAGATATTGTACTTGATGTAGGGATACCAGATGTACCCGCACCAACACTAGGTACATTACTGCCGCCACGATAATACTCTGCCATCCCAATAGGATTACTGCCACCAAACTCTGTTTGTATGTCTGAAAAACTAATTGCGCCTGATGGAGTTGTCATTAGATTGTTCCGTATGCTGTTATATTGCCCACTACAGTAAGATTACCTGATGCATCTAATTTCATTTTGTTTACGGGAGAGCCACTTGTACTAGTAGCAAAATATAGAACCCCACCACTTTCTGTGATAGTCCAATCTCCCAAGTCAACAGTGGTTGCATTTAAAGTACTTGCTGAGAATGCCTGTGAAGAACTACCTGCTAATGCTGCTTTAGCATTTAGTGATGTTTGTAAATTATCTACGTTTGCAATAGTATGGTTATGGCTATCATCTGCGACAGTAGCTGTAATGCTAATGTCACTACTACCATTAAAGTTAGCAGTACCTGTAACATCCCCTGCTAGTGTAATAGCTCTAGGTGTAGCAAGAGTAGTTGCTGTAGTAGCATTACCTGTAACAGCTCCTGTAACAGCTCCTGTAACAGGGCCATGAAAACGTGTAGCAGATAAGTCTTTATTAGATGCTAGTCTAGTGTTACTGTTATCCCATGTAAGAGTAGGTTTACTACTAGCTCCACCAAACTCAATACCTGCACCATTTGTAGCAGAAAGAGTTGTAGTGTTTTTAGCAAGACGTAATGTAGCATCTTCTACATCTACATTTTCTGTATTCAACGTAACAGTTGTACCCTGTACTTCTAGATTTCCTGTAACAGTAAGATTACTACCTACTGTAACATTGTTAGGCAAACCAATCTGTATCTGGTTATTAGTTACTGTAGTTTCTATTTCATTGGTTGTACCTGCAAAAGTAAGTGTATCATCTGCAAGAGATACAGTGTCATTTGAGCCACCGCCAAGGTTTGCTGTATCTGCAGTAATAGTAAGAGTAGTAGTAATAGCTGCTGTACTTGCTGCAGTAACAAGACCTTTACCATTTACTGTAAGTACAGGTATGGCTGTAGCACTACCAAAAGAACCTACGTTAGAGTTTACTGTGTCCAGTGTAGTAGTAAGAGTAATGTCACCTGTGCCATCAAAGTTAGTAGCAGATGCATCTACGTCACCATCAATAGTAATACTACGTGCAGTTGCTAGTGCCGTTGCTGTAGATGCGTTACCTGTTAATGGCCCGACAAGTGATGTGCCTGTAATTGTCGTACCTGTAATAGCTGCTGCAGTATTAGCACCAATAATAGTGCCATCAATAGCACCACCATTAACGTCCACTGTTGCAAGAGTAGACAGTCCTGTAACACCTAATGTACCTGCAATGGTAGTATTACCTGTAGTATCAGCTACAACAAACTTGTCTGTGTCCATAACAAGTCCACCATTCAATGTGGTTTGACCTGTAACTGCTAATGTCCCACCAACCGTACCGTTACCAGAAACAGTAAGTGTGTCTGTGTCTACAGTACCATCAAAGTATGCATCTTTAAACTGCGCTCCACTTGAACCTACATCTAAAGTGTTTGTTGTTTTTGGTAGTACACTAGTTGATGATACAACAAGGTCTTGACTAGGGCCAACCTTGGTAATAGGAGCGCCGTTACCAGTAGTACCATCGTGAACGTGACCACTCGATGCGTTAAAGGTGTTCTCAAGTTTATTAAACTCTGAATCTAAGTCATTTGCATTAATAACCTTACCATTAGAGATTTCAGAAGCTTTTTGTCTTTCGTAAAGGTTTCCCATATTATTGCCTATCGTTTTGTCTGTACTCTAACACTGCTGTGTCAAGAGTAAAAGTTGGATTAGTTGAAAAATCAGAAATACGTATAGCTACCGTTTTACCTGAACCAATTATGTTAGTGTTATATATTTTATCTAGTTCACCACCGTAAGTAGCTCCACCAGAAGAGTTATAAACAGCATTAGAAGCACCATATAAAAACACAGAAGTACCTGTACTAGATATAGTTTGTGTAGGAGGTTGTATTGTTGCATCACTATTAAAATCATATATCATACTTAAATCTACAGAGGCAGTGCCTGCAGGTGTAAGATATAAAGTCATCTTGTAAAATGTCTTACGTAACTGAGGATCTTCAAGAGGCATGAAAGGAGACTCATAGATAGCTTCAATTGAATCTCCATCAAAACTACTACCAGATTCCATTTTATATACATAACCATCCTCATTAGCAAACATGGAAGTTTCTTGATCACTTGCATATCTACTGTCCGATACATGGGCTTTTATACCTACTGTTGAGGACCAGTTAATACCCTCAGAACCTTGAGCAATAAACTTAGTTGCTATTAAACCTTTAGCAACACTGTCTAATTCCGAGGATACATAAGTAAAAACACGATACTGAGATTTACCTCTTATAATCATAGAAGAGAAGTTGTTTGACGTACCTAAAAAAGAATCTGCATCTTTATGTATTGTATCCGATGCTACATCTAATGCAAAGTCACCAATACGATCTGTAGCACTTAGCAATCTAATTCCATCAGGAGCTAAGTAAATAATATCACCACCAACTTCTTGTATGGTATCCCCATTAATACAACCTGTTTTATTTGTAATAGGGGATAAAGACCAATCACTAATAGTATTGCCTGTAATTTTTTGTATCGTGTCTGTTGTAAAAACAATAAGCTGATCACGAAAAACTGTAAGACCTGTTACGCTTTGTCCTACATTAATAACCCCAGAACCTGACCCAAAACTGCTGACATTAGAAGGAGCACTAAAATAAAGATTATTTCCTTTAGCATACCAAGCATGTTTTTTAAACATTGCTACATGTTCTGCGCCACTAAGGTCTGAACTGTTAGACGAAGTAAGAAAGGTTGCAGTATTTCCAGAAGTATTATAAATAACAGGGTAGCTAGTCCCATCTACAAAAATAACTTTATCATCGCCATCTAAATTAAATTCTGTATGTCTGGCTTTACCACCGTTAGTAGAGGCACTCTTTGCCATAAAGGTCCATGTTGTATCTGTACCGTAATAGTAAGCTGTTTTATTTAAATCTGGTGTATCTAAATGTTTAAAGGTTAAAGCTACATCATCTGATAAAGATTGGGCAGAAGACAAAACTAAAGTATTTTGATCTGTTACTGTGGCAACGGTTGGTGTTCCAGATATACCTGTTCCAGTAACAGCCATACCAACTTCAATAGTACCAGAATTACCGTCTACCGCCAGTGCTGTTGTTGAGCTTGTAGCTCCATTTACAGAGGCTGTTGCTGTAAATGTTGTTATCGCACTGCTATCTACTTTACGTGCTACTACTACACGGCCAGAGCTAATAACCTTTAATCCTAGAATAGGTCCAGTTCCGGGGACAGTTGTAGTACTGTACTTTTCAAAACCTAAAAGTTTCCTATACCCACCACTTTTATTAGGCTCAAAATTCTGCAATATAGTAGCAGAACCTACAGCATTAATACCCTGTTGCAACGGGCTAAGATTGGAAATAAGTCCACCCCTAAACTCTATAGGGTATGTTTGCCATTGTGTTGCCATTAAAAGTAAACTCTTGTATCTCTTAAATACTCATTGCGGTTAATATTTAAACTTCTTAGTTGTTTAATACCCTGTGTAAATTTAGCTAAAGATTCTTGTGATGATTGTGCATCTCCTCTAAACTGATAAGCATAGTACATAGCTCCATCTACTGTAACATACTTATATTGTTCTGGAAGAGTAGGCACATCTCCATGTAACTCTAAATCATATGCCAAAGTGTAGTACTCATATATTACTTCGTATGCTTTATCGGGTGCAGGGTAAAATATAAGCTCTCTGCTAGGTGTTCTAACTACATGGGTAGGAACAGTACGTATGTTTGTATTAGAGTTATACTCGGAATCAGCGTATTTGTCAAGCCATTCTTCATAACTAAGTACTTTTAATTTAACAGTTTCTACATTTAAGTCACTATCTCTTTTAATGCGAAAGGTATTCATGTTAATTGTTTTTGAATCGTAGGGTACACTGTACCGAATCTCTCCAGCTACCAATACTTCTGTTTCTTCTACATGATTCCAAGGCCATTCAAACTCTTCTTGATTAATGTGACGAAGAGAGGCATTGATTGAATCTTTAGCTAAACTGTAAAATCCTATTGCAGAAGCAAAGTTAGAAGAAGTAAGTTCAACTTCATTTAACCTACGATTAAGGTCATTTACTAATGATAGATAGGTGTAGGCCATTATTACTTCTCCTTAATTCGTAGGAATACAGAACGTTCATACTGTAGTCCACCACTAGTAGTAATCTTACATGTTATTTTGTATCTAATGTTATTAGTACCTAAACCTAACCTGATTGTAGAAACAGTAGTAGTATTAGTACCTTGAACAAACTGTAAGCCATTAACTATATCATTTGAAGAGACTTGTGTTTTTGTACCATCAGCAGCATCTATATACCATATTACACTAGAAATAGTATCGGTGTCAATAAAACGTGACCAATCAATACTATAATCTAAAACTTCATCTTTATCTTTATCGGGCCACTTGTATGACATTATATAATCCTTTAGGCTGCAATCTTGATAGTCTGTGTATTGTTGTTCTGTTTTGATAAGAACAACGTTCTATTTTGTGGGGCTATTACAACTGTGGTGTTGTTTCTTTCGGGTAGTAGGTAGACAGCACGTTGTCTGCTGTATAGGTCTGCGTAAGGGGCAAAGTCAAATGTAACACCTGTCGCAGTAAGTTCACCTAATGCTACTTGTAATCCAACAGATGTTAGACTTTGTGTTGCAGGGAAAGAAAGAATTCCAATAGAACCTGTTGCAAAGACACTATTTAAAACTTCACTAACTTTGGCTTCTAAGCCCTCAACTTCACCTGCAACAACTACACCTGTTGGAATTACAGAGTTACCAACTCCTAAAGAACCTACACTACCAGAAGCACTAACACCAACTACTGTTTTTGTTACGTTTGTTACAGGGTTTAAGCTGCTCACTAAACCAGAACTTTGTACCCCTGTAAGTGTTAAACTTACACTAACCCCTAAAGAGCCTACATTACCTGTAGCACTTACAGAGTTTAAGGCTTCAGATGTATCAGCAAGGACAGAGCCTAAAGCTGTTGTACCCGATACACCAGAAACACTTTCTGAAATATTTACAGATACAGAGCCTACAGCACCAGTAGAGCTTACAGAGAGTAGTCTTTCTGATACATCAATTTCAAAACCGTTTATAGATACAGACGTTACTATACCTGTAGAAGATACTCCTGTAAGACCACTAGCTGTA